AATCCAAATCGGCAAATCGGCTTGAGGAGTATCCATGCCACATTAAACCATTTTTAGTAGTTCCTTTGTTTCTTATTCCAGATATAATAAACACCCTCTGGTCATAAGAATTTATAAATTCATTGATGACACGGTATTCCCTACCATTCACAACCTCTGCCCCCTCTGGCAATTTTCTGTCATTAATACAAACTACTTTCTTCATGTTAGTCTAAGTTTAAATTATGTTCATTTAATATATCTCTTATGGCATCTCTTATCTTATCGGCCATGTCCATCTCTTCAGGTGTGGCTTCTTTTGATTTATCAGACATACTTACTCCATGCTTTGTTGTGCTTCTAAGCGATTGGTCTAAGTCCCACATGGCCATTTTCCACTTATATCCATCTAAGGCCGTCCTTGCATCGTCCGACTCTTCTTCACAATCATACTCTAGTATCATCTTCATTTGTCCAGTTTTTTAGTTAATAAACTATCTCTATATTCTATCTCTTTCCTAATTAAATCAAGGTGCCAATCAACACCACCATAGTCAAGTACTGCCTCTAGGTAGTCATCGTCCATATCAGCTATGGCTATCCAAGTTAGTGGGTCTTTACCATCCTTACCTCTACTGCCTCTTACTGCATATTTTCTGACAACCTCAAAGTCATCGTCTGCATAGACATAATGAGTTTCAATCTTATCCATGTCCATTGCACCATACCTGCCATACTCATTGCCACCATCTACCATAGCATCATTGGGGCAACTACATGTTACATAGTCATGCACATGTCTACTTACTAACACCTCATTACACTCTAGGCATTTTACAGAATTATATACTATCTGTCTCATTTTTATAAGTTTTACTTGTTAATTATAAGTTTTACTTTGTCCCATATATTAGCTAAATTTGGGACAAATAGTTGTTAATAGCTAACATATTAGTTATATTTATATTTATTTGTTGTTATAAGGGTTAGCCATTAGTTACCACCTATTTAAACTCAACTTTGTAGATAATCGAGTCTTTGTAAGTGATTGGAAATTTTAGCATCTTTAAGCTGTGATAAGGAAAATTAAATTCCTCACATAGCTTTTTAAAATTACCCCTTGCAATTGGTTCGCTAAGGGGTTGGATTAGTATAATTATACTTTGTCTTTGCATTACGATATAATTTCAGATTTACTTAAATTATAAAGACTTGGCATTGATTCTTGACAATATCTACCATCAGAATCACATTCAATACCTGATACTTTTGTTTCAGTACCGTCTTTAACTTTAAATTCATTAAATCCAGTAACTCTAAATTTTTCTCCTGTTGGTGTCCATATTAATATTGCACCCATTTTGATTGATTTAATTTGTGTAGTTGTCATAATTTCTATTTTTTTGGCTTTAGCTTTATTGCTGATGTAAATCTACGACTAATATTTATATAAACATTACATTTATTAGAAAAATATTAAAAATAATTATAAAAAAGATAAACAGGTGGTAACATCTGGTTGTACTTATAGCTTTATCCGTCTGTATCGGTCATTTTTTAGGCTTTCTGAAATACTTTACTTACTTGTAATTATCGGTGATTAGGCACGCTACAAGGACAACCAGCGAACCGTTAAAAACATTACATTCCTTTTGCAATTATCTTTAGCACTTCTAACCTCTCCTCATCTGTTAGTCTAACAGGTAGCTCATACTCTTTTGTATTGTCCAACCTACACTGCTCTACCTCTTCCCATAATGACTTAACATCATAACAAATAGGTTTTCCGTCATTAGTAGTTGCTTGGTCAATTGTTCCAAGAGGATCTCTCTCCCATAGATACCAACTAATCCAATCTGAACCCTCCTTACCATAGTACACCTCTAATAAAATATTTATTACTGAGGTATAATTGTCTGAGAAATTAATAGTATCTATATCTAATACATACAATGCATGCTCCTTGTCTGATTGCTTCCTAAGTCTATTTAGGATTTCTGTAAATACTTCTAGTTTCATGTTGTTAAATTTTTAAAGGTTAATCGGAAATATGTCTATTATGTAAAGCATAACTAACAAAAATGATGGTTTTTGTAAACTTTATTTAGCGTTATCCCTGTAGTCTATTATAAATCCAATGGCTACAATAATGTTCATGCCACAGGACATTAGTATCTCATGGATGTCAGCATACACATTTAAGGATAGGTGTACATGACCTACCATCCAAAAAGGTATGGACAAGTTTTGGCTTATCCATACCAATAGGTACTTAATAAAGTATTTCAACCTTACTTACCACTTATGAAATTAATAGCTGATTGACTTCCACTCATATTAAAAGAGTATGTTTCAATTCCGCAAACTGAATCATATACCCTTAACTTTAAGGTGGTACAAAGTTTAAAATCTGATAACATATCGGTATCAGTTAGTAAGCTGTTAATAATCCATATCGTTTCGCTGTCCTCACTTGTTACTGCATACACAGTGTATTTTTTTGAAACACCATTAACAATAAATGCTAAATCTATTGTAGGCTTTTCATCACAGTAATATCCACCCTGCATGTAAAAAAATATTTCCCCATCTACATTTTCTAATTTAAGATAGTTTATACCTGAAGATTCTGTATAACATATACGATAAGGCTCATCAAAATCATTGTCTACAGTTTTTTTAATCCATTGAGCATTTGCATTTAAACACAACATTACTCCTACACTCATTAATAATTTTTTCATTTTGTTTTAATTTAATTGTTTATTTATTTTTTCATGGACTCTCCATTGGGTTTGTTTCCCTGTAATACATCATGTCTTTAAGAAGTTTATTTTCTTCTAACAATTGATGGCAAGACTCAGCGTCCTTGTACATGTATATGCTAGAAACTATGCCCAATACTAGTCCTATTACTATTCCTATTAACGCCGAAATATACTCCTGTCTTTTTTCTTTTTCTTTTACCTCTTGGGTAATTCTTCCCTTGATTATTTCTTTCATTTGATTTCTTTTTTTAATCTTTCAACGTAAAGAGTAGCGTCCATAAGCTCCTCCTGTAGATGCGTAAGCCAGTCTAATGGACTTAGGTCTGTTCTGTCAAGTGTGGTATTGTATTTTTTGATTCCAGATGTTGATCTTCCTTTGAATGATTCTATTACCGAATCTACAATACTATCTTGCCCATGGCTGAAGTTTGATTCCCATTTCATTTAATTAAATTTTAGATTTTAAAAAAAAGGGTAGGCTACCCCATAAGATACCTACCCAGAGTTTTTTCCAATTATGGTTGGTTAACCTCAGAAACTCTAACTGAACCTATGACTTATCAGATTGATCGTTCAAGTCCATCCACATACCTATGTAAAATGGAGCGAAAAACCAACCCGTAATGATCGATAAGAATAAAAGAATAAAGAACTCAAATGCGGTTGCTTGATTCTTAAATGATACACCAAATGTAAACATCCCTGAAAACATAAGGTAAATTAAAAACCACTCCATTAGAATGGTAGGTCCTCCTCGACCTTCTCTTCTGGTGCAACAACTGTTGTATCAGCTTGTGCAGTCTCAATTCTCCAAGCCTCAAGTGTGTTGAAGTACTTCACATCACCAGTTGGACTCGTCCACTCTCTACCACGCAAATTGAATGACACCTCGACAGACATACCCTCCTTAAAGTTATTCAAATCGTCACACTTGTCCTGCATAACTTGAAATGAAATTTGTTGTGGGTACATGTCATCAATAGATGTTAGTACAAAATCACGCTTGCGAAACTTGTCGTTTATGACATTCGTCTCGCCAATCATCTTAATTGTTCCTTTAATTTTAAACATTTTTGTTATTTAATAAATTAGAATAAAAAATTGCATACTTCTCGGCAGCAGCTAGCCGTTTGTCCATCTTGACAATATCTTTATCTGTAAGTTCAACGCTAAACACAGTGGCCCTCAAGTTGTCGTCTAGGTGCTCCATGTAGTGTAGGCTATCGTCCTCATAATCAGGTTTTAACTCCTCAGGTGTAGTGGTAAGAATAAATGCTACCTCGCCATGTCTCCAGTCATCTCCCGTCATCTTAGTCATAATATAGAGATAATGTTTTACTTGCCACTCATAGTTTGGGTCGTATGCCTGCTCAACCGTCTTGGGAAAAGTCTTTTTCGACCAAGAGGACTTTATGTCGATTATCTTCTTATTCTCACAATCAACAATGTCAGGATGACCAACCGATATACCATGCGATATGTGGTAGTACTTGTCAAACTCAGCTTGTTTGTGGTAGTTGGTAAAGAAAATCCTATTGTATATGTCAATGGATTCCTGCTCAACGTCCCATCCCTTTTGAGTCTTTGGGTTTGAAAATGATTCAGTGTAGCCGTAGTACTCCCTGTTGATGTACTCCTCGATAAGGGTCTTTGCACCCCTACTTAGCTCAATAGTGTTAGACTTCTGCTGTAGGTGGTCACGCCTAATTGCTTGAGCGTCAGTAAGTTTAATCTTTGATAATAGTTCGTCAAGTTGGGCTTGCTGTATGTCAGTCAACCCATCGTCCCCCATAAATAACGGGGAGCACGATG